TTGCTGCAAAATTCCATGCTCTCACCCACTGCTTGACATCATCTGGTATTTCCTCTATCAAATTGACTTTATTTCTTGGAAAATATAATCCTTGTGCTGGTTTAATTTTCCAATTACCATAAAGTAATCTTTCTCTCTCCACAATAGAAAGTGCTTTTAAATTTGCCATGTAACTAGGGTCTTTTTCCATCAATATTTTGTTGTCCTGTAATGTACTTGCTATAAATGTAACTGATTTCGGTTCTGCCTTTTCTTCTGGCGTTTTTAAATCAAATTTTTCATATAATTCCTCTTTGCTGTCCGCCCAATGTAATACATCATCACGTCGTATAAACCACCTGAAAACGCCGCTTCTTTCTGGTATGGGATAGCCTGTATTTTTATCCCACCACCAGCTTATAAAATCAGCTACCCAACTTTCACTATCAGGGTTGCAAGTGGCTCTGGCATAAGGCTTCACACCACAAGTAGAACGATTTCTGGAAAGCATATAAAAAAACTGTTTTCTGCTAAAATGTGTCAATTCATCAAAAAGTATCAAAGGTATCTGCGAACCTTGCCATTTCAAGACATCTTTTTCCATTTCCATATAACTAAATGTTACTTTCATACCACTTTGAAATCTCCATACAGAAACGGGGCTTTTTACTGCTTTTCCTCCGCAATAGGGATAAATATTGCAAGCGGTATCCCAAAGTCCACCTTCTGCAAATATTTGATTGTTGTTTTTCCGAAATATTACCGCTCCAAATTTTCCATTGTTGATGTAATGTAAAGGCTCTAAAAGCAAAGCAAATGTTTTGCCTCCCCCAGCTGCACCACCATAAATGCAAATATCAGCACTGCAAGACAAAAATCTTTCTTGCGCTCCCTTCTGCGGACGAATTTCCATATACTCAACCCCTGTCATTGTTCGGCAAATAAATATTGACTGTTTGTTCTGTTTGTTTTTCTTTTTGTTCTTTTGTGATTTCTCCAAATTTAAAAAGCATTTCCAGGCATTTCATTTTTTGTTTTTTTGCTTTTTCGATTTCGTTGTTGTATTTGAGTATCAATTCATGCACTGCTACTGTATTTGTAGTGATTTGTTCCACACAAGACTCATTTGTACTTTGCTTTTTATTCAGCACTGTAACCTTTTTCTTGCTCACACCAGACACCACAAGCCCGCCTGCTTTTTGCTCCAACTCTTTTATTTTTTCCATAAACTTGAATATCTGCAAATCACAAAACTTTATCATTCTTTTACATTCTTCTATCTCATCAATTTCATGCTGTAAAAAAAATCCCTGTTGTTCTTCTGATAAAAATGTAAAAAGCATTTTCTCATAAATACCATGCTTGTAATTGTTTTTGTTACCCTTGGGAGCACCATGTCCTACAGCATTTTGATTATTCTTTTTTGCCCCTCTTTTATTTGCAACGTTGCAATCATTGTTATCATTTGTTTGCAACGTTGCATTACATTTTTGCTCCCATTTGTAGCGATTTTTCCAGGAACGAACCGTACCCTCCGAAACATTGAATTGTTCTGCAATATCCTTTAAATTCAGCATTCCACCGCTTTCTACAAATAACTTTTCTGCTTTTTCGCAATCTGGATTTCTTGCTCTTGGCATTACATATCCACCACCTCATTTCCTTATTTGTTTGAATTTAAAAAAACAGTTTTCTATTGCAACGCAACAAAAAAGATACTCTTTCGAGTACCCTATTTTTTACTTTTTTTTATTGCTTTTTTCAAAATTTCTATATCAAATCCAAAATACAAATATCCTTCCATACAGGTATCAATATAATGCTGACTAGGTATTCCTTGCGGATTGTTCTTATGCATAATATAAACATATCCTTTTCGATTTTGAATTTTTCCTGTTTCTTTTACAGGCAATATCATTTCTGTTTTATCATAAAATATAGGAAAACCTTCATAGCAATCCAGTGCCTTTTCATCTTCTGTTGTAGTTTCCCATACAGCAACTGGAACACTTTCTCCCTTTTTCGGTTCAATAGTAAGATAATATCCTGTTTTACTTCCTTTAAAAAGCAGTTCATAATTCTGAATTTCAGATGTTCCTACAATTCGTGCTGATGGACATCTTTTTTTCATTTGATTCACATTCAAGTTACTACCATAAGCAATATAATATCTTTTATTCATTACGACACTATCCTTTCTAAAAAAGTATATTGTCGCCTCATATTGAGGCGACTTATTTTTATGCTGCTCTACCGTTTCTAAAAGCGGTATCTCCTTCAAGTCGTTTTGTTAAAAATTCTCTTGCTGTTTTAAATTCTTCTCCAATAAATCCTAGTCTTAGCAGCCATGTTCTCATGGCATATTTCGGATTTTCATTTTGCTGTGGTTTTGGGCTTGCCGTTTTGAGTATTTTTGCCATCTGGCTAAGTGCTAAACAAAATTGAATGTAACTTTTTAACTGCCCTGCATGAAGCCCGTTTTGTTTTCCATCTGCTGGTGCATCAAATTGAAAAAGTCTAAATTCAATTGTTCCTTTTGTAAATGTTGCATGGTAGTTTAGCATATGGTATCTACTGCTGTTATAGTGCTGTGTTCTATCGAAATCCGCATGATGGGAAGTATACCAAATATCAGCAAACTGTTCCATTGTTTGAGGTTTTATTTTGTTGACCTGTTTTAAAAATTCCGGATGAACCATTTTGCAGTATCTTTGTATTCTGCCCTCATCAATATTTAAAGCATCTGCTATCAGGCTTTCATGGCTTGCCATAATGTTTGTAAGATTTCTAAGTGTTTGTGCAGTATGTCCGTCTGCTCCTATGTGAATATGTATTCCGCAGCCTCTTGTTGCATCGCTTTTTGCTCCAGCTTTTCTTAATTTTCTAACCAATTCTTGAAGCATTTCTATATCTTTATAATGTAATATTGGTGTTACCATTTCACATTTTTCACTATCATTACCTGCAATACTAGCATCTTTTTGAAATTTCCACTCCCTACCCTCTGTATCCCAAGCTGTCCAAGTGCAGTAGCCATTTCTAGCTGCTGTATTTTCATAATGTCCTGTGCCAAAAAATTTTGCTGCAACACTCGCTGCTTTTTCTCTTGTAATATTGTTCATTTCTATTTCAACGCCTATTGTTTGTTTTTTCATTTCTTCAATCTGTATTTTTATTTTTTCGTTCATAATGTGTACCAACCTTTCATTTTTAATTTTTGGTTTTCTTCCTTTTGGTAGTACACATGTTACCGTTTATTTGATAATATAGCAAGAAGTATACTACACAACAATATTACATATTTATTGTGTACATTTTTATGTATTTGCTATATGATTAAATGGAATGGTTTCTACATTTCGTATCACAAAAACATTTTCGGTATTACCAGACTGCTCTATATATCTTTTTACAATCACATCACAATATTTTTCATCTAGTTCTATTGTGTAACAAATACGTCCTGTCTGTTCACAAGCAATCAATGTTGTGCCACTTCCACCAAATGGGTCAAGTACAATACAGTTTGACATACTCGAATTTTTAATGATATAAGCAATTAAAGGAATTGGTTTCATAGTAGGATGTTCATCGCTTCTTTTTGGCTTGTCAAATTCCCATATAGTTGTCTGTTTTCTATCAGAATACCATTGATGTTTTCCTTTCCTTTTCCAACCAAATAAACAAGGTTCATGCTGCCATTGATAGGGACTTCTACCAAGCACAAAAGTTTGTTTTTTCCAAATACACGTACCAGATAAATAAAAATCAGCATCTGCAAATGCTTTTCTAAAATTTAATCCTTCTGTATCTGCATGAAATACATAAATACTTGCATCATTCTCCATTACATTCTCCATATTGCGAAAAGCGTCTAACAAAAATTGATAAAACGTATCACTTTTCATATTATCATTTTTTATTTTTCCTGCATTTCCTTCATAATTGACATTATATGGAGGGTCTGTCACGACTAAATTTGCTTTTTTGTCATTCATAAGAAGTGTATATGTTTGCTGTTTTATACTGTCACCACATATAAGACGATGATTTCCAAGTACCCATAAATCACCTTTTTTTGTTATGCTTGGCTTTGATAATACTTCCTCTATATCAAAGTTATATTCTTGTATTTCTTCCTCTACACTATCAAAAATAGCAGCAATTTCTTGTTCTTCAAATCCTGTTAATTCTATGTTAAATGCTTCTGCCTGCAATGATTCAATTTCTATTCTTAAAAGTTCCTCGTCCCAGCCTGCATCCATAGCCATACGATTATCTGCAATAATATAAGCCTTTTTTTGTGCCGGAGTAAGATAATCTACAAAAACACAAGGAACTTCTTTGATATTTTCTAGTTTTGCCGCTTCTATTCTGCCGTGTCCTGCTATCACATTGTAATCATTATCTATAATCACAGGATTGATAAATCCGAATTCCCTTAAAGAAGAACGAAGCTTTGTAATCTGTTCTTTCGAATGTGTCCTAGCATTATTGATATAAGGTATTAGCTTTGAAATTTCTACAAGCTGCATATTTTTTGTTGTTTTTTCCATTTCTTTTCACCTATATTTACAATATTTTCAAAACAAAAAAGGATAACCACTCTAGCTATCCTTTTTTAAAACTCTATGCTATTATCATAACACATATTTTGATTAAAAATTCCCGACTTTTTCCCAAATCGTCCCGTTTTTTTCCCATTTTGTTCCGTTTTTTTCCCAAATCGTCCCAGGTTTTTTATATTTCCTTATTGTAATGCATTAGTTCTGTCTCTTATACACATCTGACGCTGCCGAC